AAGCATCTTTATCAATAACCACTAACGTAGCATCAGCAGGGACAGCGACTGTTGAAGCGATCTGAGTTGCTGTACCACCAAGCGCAGCGGCAGAGTAGTAATTGATCGTGATTTCCGCTGCGGATGTCCCATCCACATTAGACACATAGAGGCTATTGACCTTAAGAACCTTACCAGAGGATGCAGCGTTACTGAGAATGGATGTTGCAGAAGTGGAAGATAAATCAACCGTAACAGTCTTCCCAGTAATCGTGGTCGGTGAAACTAAATTAGGTGCAGCCATTTGTTACCCCCAAATCATTGCAGTCATCACGGGACTTGGCCCACCCCCACCACCGGTCGCAGCAATGGTCGTTGTACCATTCCCTGTCGTGATTGATATGCCCGTGCCTTGCGTTAATCCCCAAGCCGAGCGACTTGCTGGGTACGTCACAAAGACGTTCTTTGTTCCTGCGCCAAAGTTAACGAGGCTTCCAGAGTTACTAGAAGACAGTACCGTGGTTCTGGCTAATGTCGTTCCTGNNCCAATGCCTACTTCCCAGTTGGACCCAGACTGGTCGGCTATGGTGTAAAAGGTCGTGTTCCCGTCACCTATAACGGAAAACGATTGAAACCCCGTAACCGCACCGGCTAATGTTACTGTGCCGGTGCCTGTAGTTGTCGTAGTTTCTTGTACACGGTCTGCAACGACAAAAGCCATATCATGGTGCGTCTAAAGAGAACGTATAAGTGACTTGCAAGGTATCACCGTTAACTACTGAACGTGAGCCACCTGTAAAGTCCGACGCAGAAAATAAAGTCCCCGATGTTCCGCTTGCTACGCTACACAAGAAAGCACCAGCCACCGTGTTCGTTGCAATAATTGCAAACGATGCCTTGCTTGCTGAATTGGTAACTACCGAAGGATCAGCGGTTGTCGCGGCAGCAAATGTAGCGGCAGGACGAGTACCCGTATAAGCCGTTCCGCCAGCTAGCTCCGACCAAGTTCCATGAGATGCCAGGGTGTCACCAGCAGCAGGCGTACCCGCTCCCTTTAAGCCAACAAACCACGATGTAATCCTTGCCGTGGCACCATCAAGGCTTGTACCAGCCATGTATTGAAGCCCGACGTTTACAACAAGGTTAGGAGCCTCTTCAATCCATTTGATATTTCCGTTCTCGTCGTAGCACTCACAAAGGAAAATTCCCCTGGCGCGTAAACCCTCTGACGAGGTCGGTCGTGCAATCAACCCGCTTGAAGCACGATCTTGAGCTTTAGCTTTGTTCATTATGCAATCCTCATAATTGCGTTAGTGGCATCATCTGCTGGAAATGTAATGACCAGATTCTGCGCCGATTTAGTGATATTAACCCCGAAGTTTAAAACACAAACGGATCTATTTCCATTGGTGTTGTAAATCAAAGCACCATTCGTTGTCAAGCTGACGTTGGTGAATGTGGCTGTTTCAAAAGACCAATACGCAGTAGTTCCTTGAAAGCTTGGCGTGATGTTTGTAAGCACAATCCCGCCAGCGGTGTAATTGGTTCCACTGGCTTCACCTGCTGCTGTGTACGCAGTCGTTGAGGCACCGAGATCCGCGTTGGCGGTGTATAAGGCCAATTTAAAGACATCGCCCGTACCCGTCGTAAAGTTGTGAAGACCCTGCGCCAGTTCAACCTTAAAACTTGTGGTCAAGGTTTGAATGATCGCCATTATAACACCGGAACCCTAACTTGCCCATCTCGGTAAGCATCCATGCGCTGTTTGCCGTCACCAAGATTCTTTAACAAAGCTATCGACTGTACATAACGATCTTTTGCCAAAGCCACCAAATCTTGCTCCTGTTTTAAAAACATAGAGCATTCATAAATGGTTGCGTTGAGTAGCACCGAGTCAAAATTATCCCCCAGCCAGCTTGTACCCTGAGCGTTATTGACCGTAAGCACCCTCAACTCAAAGTCCGTGCCGCCACCAAGGGTTGCGTTATCTGCGGTAAGCAAAGCATTAACTGCATAATAACAACCGGGGTTTGTAATCACTACATTAGATATTTCATTGTTTGTTACTGTTATCGTGGCGCGAGCCGCCTCTCCCGAAATTCCTGCATCACTAACGACATTCGTTAGTGGGATATCCATATATAAACCATTTACATAATAATATCCGGGATTGGTTATTTCGACTGATGCAATGGCTCTTTGAACAATTGATACTGGATAATAGTAATAATGTAGCTCTACGTTGTACGCCAGATCAGGCGTTGGGCCTAGAATGAACACCAACTCCGTGGGCGTCACTGAACTTGGACCAAAGATCGCGTAATGTCTTGGTTTGCTAGTGCTCGTGGGGTCTGGGTATGATTCTCTAATAAAGTTTACATCTTTGTTTAGTAAGTAAAGATAATCTCCGCCGTTTGGCGGATACACAGCCATTGAGTAAACAGATAAAAAATCATCAGGACACTGCAAATATTTATTATTCGCTGTACAAACACCCGTGACGTTCTTTCTTAAACTAGCTAACTGAACTGTATTAAATATACGTTGTTCAGCCTGACGGATCATCATATTGATGTCCGTCGTTGTAAAAGTGGTCTCTAAAAAATCTTGGACCGCTGTTACAAGCTCCGGATAGTTCACGCCATCGGCCCTCTGCTCATGACACCTTTAGTTGCACAACCTGTCCCGCGCATTTTCGTTCCCGTGGTTTTTACCTGAACATTGGGATTAATCGACATACCTGATGTGGGCCTCCAATTTGGCTGAAGGTTGTAGGGCATTTCCTTACCAGGATTCATCGACGCCTCGAACTTTTTCCCTGCCATCGTATGCGGCTCGGCATAAACTTCGGCAGGGCCGATTTCTTTGCCTTTAACTTTCATGGAATACTTAGCCATAACTTATCCTTGATTTTTTGCACGAGCAAGATTTCTGCCCATTTTTTTCATCATTTCTGAGGTCGGGCCACCCTTACGCATTTTGGTTAATGGTTTGCCCGGATGCATGGCTCGCTCATGCTTATGAACGGCTTTTGCAATTTTACCACCTTGGTTTATGTCTTTCATGTTTACTCCTAAGATGCCGTGACACTATTTAACAAAGACTCACCAACCAAATGATTTGGAGTCATTCCGGCGTCATAAGATCTTGCGCCGCCAACAGGATTGAATCCCCATTCAATAGTCCTGCTTCCTTCTAATGGGACACCCGTATAAAGAGGATTTGTACTTACCACATTATCCACCGTTTGTATCCCATTTAAACCCGATTGATAGTATGAATTAGAATCCGTTCGCGGATTTCTGACGGCCTGAGGATCGTTCACCGGATACATTCCTAATTGCAATTGCGGCTGGTCAGGTTCCCAGCACGTTGGACATACCAGTATATTGACATTTTTTGTCTTAATTGTCAGCGGTTTGAGTTGCTTTAACTTATACCGAAAATTGCACCGATCACACTGTGCAATTGCAAACTTGCCACTTGCAAACTGATTGGGCATTTAGAAATTCACCCCAAGAAATGATTGCCTCGGAACAAACCGAATCGGCGCCTTCTCCCTGTCTTCCGTTGATGCAAGTTCCCATGCTTGATCGTACTGAGCTTTAAGTACCGCCATTCTCTCAAGGCCGCCCTCAACTTTCATGGACAACTTATAAGCCAATCCCGCGACCATCGCCTCTTGGAATCGGAATGGTATGTCTTCGACATTGATACCATTCCCCGCATCTTGCAATCTTCTAAGTCTCCAATAGACTAAAGTGTAATAAGGATTTGTTATTGATCCTTGGTCTGGCGCAGGCCATACAGTCACATTCGGAAACTTCGTATTGGTAATCGCTGCCCCAGAACTATGAGATGCCGCCGTTGTGTTGTTTTGGCCCCTTACGACATTGTTAAGCGTCGCAAAAGCCGAAGCGCCCGTTGCGACGTTCTCTGCTTGTGTAGAGGTTCCATAGTAGTACAACGTCTCAGACCCGATGTTTGCATAACCCGCATAAGGGACTTGGTTTAAACTCGTTACAGGGATAGTAGTTGCAGAAGAACTAATACTTGCCGCTAAGGTTCCTGTAAACGTATAAGTCTGGCCGCCTTGACGGTCGATGTAAATTTGAATCGGCCTGCCGGTAGCTAACTTGTTTGGAATCGTGGAGTAAGTACTCACCGAGATACGGCTAATGTTAATGTCCACCTGATTCGTACCAACCCCTGTCCGTACAATCGTTTCTACCAAGTCTACGGTATTGATGGGTAAAGGATAAGTTATTTGGCTTGCATAAAGTGGAATTGCACCTTGCTCCACCGTCCATAAATTGATCCCTTGATTGGCCCATTCAGTCACTAAAAGATTTAAACTGCGCCTAGCCGTTCGCAAATCATATCCCGAGCGCAATTCCCTGCCGCAGCGTTCATATGCTTCTTCAACAAGTTCGTTTAGATCAGGATTAAAAGAAGTCGTACCCGTCGTGCTCATTTTCCAATCCTACGAAATGGTGCAACTTTTTTGGCAATTGCTTTAGGCTGTGAGACAAACTGTTGTCCCTTTGACTTACCGGCTCGTTTGGCTTTTGTGGTGGCTGCATATTCTGCACTTGAAAGAGACTTTATTGCAGCCGCTGGAAGGTACCTTTCTCCCGTGACAGACGATTTCTTCCCGCTCTTGGTACGCCATTTCTGGTCACCCCAAGCCTTCAGAGATTGCTGCGGAGCTTTCACTTACAACCTCTCCCCTACTTCATATTGGGATAACTTTGCTCTCAAAGACGCAATTTCTTCGTCCCTTTCAGCAAGTTTTCTTTGGTAATTCTCGGTCATGTTGACCCACATTTGCATATCCTGAACCCGCTGTTTGTTGTCTTCCACCATCATATGGAACAATCTTTCAGAAGCATCAAGTTGTTTTTGAATAAAATCAATCATGTTGTGCCTCGAAAAACTATACAAATTTGCCTTTGGTTTTCCCGCGTTTTGCAATACCATCTCCACGAGCTGATGCGGATTTTACCTTCCCGCCCTTCTTGAATCTCTTGGTGTAGCCCAAACCAATCATCGGAGCCGCAAAAGCCATCTTCTCGCCTTTACGTTTCCTTGCTTCCAAATCCGCATAAGCTTCAATTTCTGAAGTCTTATCTAAGGGTAAGGTATAACTTACCCGCCCTGCGGCCCCTACACCGCCTTTGTCAATATTTACATCTGTTAGTTGCGCCGAAAGGCGCTTCTTTTTTTCTTCTTCGGTCTCATAAGAATTAGTCACGATACCCGCCTCCGGCAGCTTTGTAACGCTTTGCCAGTAACTGAGCTTTCCTCGCGGACCACTGTCCGGCTCCTGTCCCTTGAACCGCAGCAGCCTTAATTTGACTGAACATTCGTTTTCTCATGGTTGGTTTTGTGTAATTACCAGCCTGATTCACCTTCCCGCCCTTTGCGTATTCAGTAAAATCGGTGTCATCACGTCGGGATCGTAATTGGGCTTTGGGCATTTTCGATGGGTTTATTGCCCCCATACCCCTGCTTTTCATCATAAAGATCTCCCATCAAAGAGCCAATTCCATAACCCAAGTAAGGTTCCAATGGCCGTAAATAATTTGGTGGTCCAAACGGAGTATACGGCGGAAGTTCTGGCGGCGGAACCACCGGGTAATCAAATTTTAGTTCCCTTGTCGTTGGTGCGCCAAATGGGAAAAATAATGACGGAAACGACTGAGGCTTCGTTGCAGGAGTTGTTCCGCCCGGTGTTGTTACGCCCGGTGTTGTTCCTCCTGGTATGGTATCTGTTCCCGTTGAGATTGTATCAACACTAGTAGATATTGTATCCACTCCTACAGATATTGTGTCGACTCCTACGGGTACGCCTCCAGGAACCGTATCAATCGTTGTTATTGAAGGCGTAATCCCTGATGGTGTAGTTATTGAGGGTGTTGTTATGCTCGGTGTCAAAGGAGTTGTCACGCCGGGCACGATTGGCGTGGTTATTACTGGTGTACCTATGGGCGTATAAGTTTCTTGGATGACTTGTGGTTGTGTTTGTGTAGTTATTTGTGGTGTTACGGGGGTGCCTAATATGGTGCTTGTTGTTGGATTGAAAAAGATATCCGAGCCTACAGTAACTGACGCCCCTTGTATGTCCACTACTTGCGGACTTCCTGTAGCAGTTGAAACCAAAGCCGTATTTGCGCCAGGATTGACGCTTACAATGTTACCAATACCCACATTGGGTTTTGATGTATCCAACAATGTTGTTGCGCCCGCTGGATTTGTTATGGTCACCAATGACGGAAGTTGCGATGCCGTAAGACTTGGTGTTAAAAGACTTTGAGCCACTTGCGCCGAAGTTAAACCAAAGTCATCTTGAATGGTTGTTATTGGAACATTTAAACTGCTTATTATGGATTGATTGATCGGAATGCTTTTTCCTATTTCTGGCGTTGACGATAAATTTGCTCGATCCACCGTTGCTACTTGTTGAGTTGGCGTCACTACCAAAGCCTGACTATCATTAAGCCCAATTACTGTCCCAAGGCCAGCTAGAGGATTAATTCGCGTTGCATCAATGGTAATCGTCTTGCCTCCATCGGGCTGTGTGACTTGAACCATTGGGGACACCACGGTTTGCGACGCAATAACCTTATCTCCTACTTGAATCGGTGCCGTTGCTACCCCGTCTTTTGTGTTGGACGAATTGTAATTCGGCACAAACACATATTTGCCATCATTGGTCTCCATAATGGCGCCCCTTGTGTTAGCGCTTACGATGGTTCCCGTAATATTTTCACTTGGCAATGATTGAATGGATGTTGCCAAATCTACAGATAAACGATCTGCAATATCAATTGAATTTTGCACATCGGTCGCCAACCCAGGGTTTTCCTGTGTTCGTAAATTTAACGCATTATTTAATATTTGATCGGCGCTAAATGTCACCGTATCGCCATCATTGGTTTTAATGGTAAATACGTTATTATCCAGATTGACGCTTTGCAACGTGTAGTTATATTTTCCTTCGTTATCTAACACCGCATCAAATACTGATTCCGCCGGACTTGATTGTACATATTCTGGCACATCAATTGTTGGTCCAGACGTTGGTGCAAAAGAAAGCTGGAATCCCGTGGTTTTTTGTTGGTTGGTTAACATTAATACCGGAGATCCATCGCGATTTAATATTTGCTGACCTGATTGATTTACCACCGGCCTGCTTGTTGCTTGTTGCACAAGTTTTGCCCCTGCACCAGTAACAGCAATTTGTCCTGCCGTTGTTACTGTCGTGTCTCGCAAAATTTGCAACATTTCATCTACCGTATAAGTTCGGTTCGGTTGCAAGCCAATTCCAGGCAGTGTATCAATATACGTTTGCAATGCTGCTGTTGCGATTTCTGGAGGCAGTTCTTTTGCTAATGTGATGCCATATTGTTTTACGACATCGGACGGCGATAAGTTAAAAATTGATCTTATTAACTTAACATCCGCGCCTGGGAATATGGATTCGCCAAGACCTTCTGCGCCGCCTGTAGCCCATGCTCTAAATAACGCTTGATCGTGAGCTTTGCTTGGCGAATAGCCCTTTTGAATTAATTGATTATAAGCTTCTGAATAGTCGCGCCCCGCAGTTACCAATCCTGCGGATGTACCGGCAACAAGAGCCGCCGCTGGCACTCCACCCCCTGTCATTACTACTCCAGCAGTAGCTAATGTGGAAGGAAGGCTCATAACAGTGCTTCTAAAAATATTTTGGAAATCTTTATTTCCACGCGCCTCGACATCTTTTTGAAACCGTAATACATCATCTATGGATTGAAACTTCACGTCATATCCCGCCTCTCGCGCTGCGGCCTGCGCCCATCCAAGTGTTGCCAATACCAAATCTGATCCGCCTAAAACCACCCCTGAGCCAGCACCCTTCGCTAAATTTGCCACATCTTGCAACAAGGTTGTGCGTTGTTGTTCTGTCGGATTAAATGCTGTCATCGGCACATAAACACCCGATTTCTCACCTGCTAATGCCGCCATAGACCATGCTTGGAATAATTGGGGGGTTGCATTAGGCACAACTTTTTGAAAGTCTGCCCATAGCTGTTCTGATGTTTTATTTTCGGGATTAAATGTTGACGCGGTAAATGCAGGCGTATAAGGCTTAAATACTCCGCCGGGCTTGTCTAATCTAAAGTCCACCCCGCCAACTCTATAGCCCGTTAACTCGCCTTCTGCTGTGTAATTAAGCACCGCGCCGCGTGGAATATCGTATACCTTTCCGGTTTCGTCCGTTAGCTTTCTTATGCTAGTCGTTTTCCAGTCAATTGCTGTTGGCGTTCCATAATCCGCGCCCACAATGTCCATCTGATAGGCATCGGGTTTTCGGACATTTGCCATTAATTCTGCAACACCTGCGTCACCAACAGTTGCTACCGGTTGCTTAACGCCCGCCATAATTTCGGCAACATTCGCATCACCATAAGGACGCACATCACTTGGAGCAGTGCCGCCATATCCGTAAAGATCCGAGAGCGTATACATGGTGCCCGGACTCACAGACACAAACTGATTTTGCCCTACGTTGTATATATTATTTGCCTCAAGGACCGATGTTGCCTCTAACCCTGTTTGCCCAAGCGTTACATTGGTTGATGCCCCTACCGGCGAAGTACCTACTACTTTTGTTTCTCCGACGGGCGCCGTTAAGGTTTTAACTTCTCCTTCATTAAATGCACCCAAATCTACTGGGTCAGCTCGTGTGATTCCTGTGGTTCCTGTGGCCGCCGATGTTCCAAGTTCGTTAAACAATTGTTGATTGGCCATCACAAAGTTAATGGCGTTTGAAGGATTTAACAAAGCCGTTAAATTTGCCCCTTGTGTTGCAACCGTATTTAATACAAAGTTTGTTTGCGCGGCGGTTAATCCTGTTGCATTCTGCACAGCATTCGAAATTGTTGGAGAGACGCCTGCAATAAACATTTGCGTTGGATCAATTTGGCCTGTACTAATCAATTGCGATATTGCATTGCCTACAGCCTTATCTACGCCCGCTGGCAATGAAATATCAGAAAGCGCTAGATTGACCGCATTTGATGCTAACTGCCCTATAACTGGAGCAACACCTTTAAAAAATCCTTTTTCAAAATCCCCGCCTGTAGCTTCCGAAACGGCTCCGCTATACATACCATTGACTAACGCCGTTGCTGCGTAAGGGGCCACGGAAACAGGAATTCCTGCGGCTATCATCGAACCTGTTAATCCCGTTCCACTTAATGCTGCTTGTGCCGCCACACCTTCTACGCCCGCCACCGCAGGAGCCGCCGCCCCAATAATTTCCGGCAACAGATAAGGTGCTGCCACCGCAGCAATAATTGCTATTGGCATTGCATAGTCTTTGATGCTCTCGGCTTCGCCTTGATACATCTTTGGTTCACCAACAGGCTTTAATTGATTCCCCGTTGCTTGATACATTTGCGCCATGCGCTCTCGGTTCGGGCCGCCTGTTTTTCCACCAATATAAAAATATGCGTTTCCATCCGCCACGTCTTGTGGCGTGATGTCTTCATTCGCTACTTTTACAAGATTCCCATCGACATTTTTATAAGACTCCACAAATGTTGACCGGCCCGCCAGAATATTCCCAAACGTCGGATTGCTTGCTAAATAATCCGCCGCCGTCTGTTGTACATCTTGATATATCGTTTCTTGATCGCCAATTTGCACGGGAATTTGCTTTGTCCCAAAATTTGCAACCCCTTCTAAAGGATTGACAAGACGGTTTCCTGCTTTAAATATTGTGGCATTTTCATCGGGGGTCCAGCTTAAATCCGTTCGCGTTTCTTCTAAGGCTTTTAACGTCGCCTCTTGTTTAGCGGGTTCCGCCACATATTTAACAATATCCTGTAATGGAATATTGTTGGTGTTTGCAAAAGCTGTAATTTCTTTTAAATCTAATAGATTGTCGTTTTCTCTCAGGGCATTTAATCCACTTGTGATAAACGCGTCTTTTCTATACGAGCCGAGTTGGTTTTCCGAAACATCCGTTAGCCCACTAAACAACTTTTCCGCCTGTGCGTCGGAAATTCCTTTTTGGTCAATAAACCGCGTTATATCCGCCAATGTTGCTGGCTTTTCTTTTGTAAAGCCCCCTAAGAAGTCTCTGTAACTATCTCGCTCGGCTCGCTCTTGCGGTGTAAATTTTGATTCTGTCAATAATTCCTTTGCCAAAGCCTCGTTGTTGTTGCCAAAATATTTTGTAACAAACTCGTTAATTGTCAATCCTGAGTTATCAACAACCCCCAGAATTTCGTTGAATGACAGCGTTCCGTCGCCTTGCGCTTCGGCAAGCTTATCCATCATTTGCTTATCTGTTCGATACTCGGAAAGCGCCTCCAAAGATAGGCCAAATGTTCCTAACGCATCAACTGCTTGTTTGTCTGTCAATCCCTGTTTGCCAATAAACTCCGCAATATCTCCATATGTTGCTGGATTATCTTTAGTAAATTGGCTATTAAATGATATATATGCGTCTCGTACATTTCTTTGTTCTGGTGTAAATGCCGCCTCTTTTTTTAGCTCGCTAATCGTTTTGGCTTTATCTCCTGCCAAATATCTGTTCACAAACTCTTCAATAGACATTTGTTTATCGCCGATAACGCCAAGCAATTCGTTATATGTTAATTGCCCGTCAGCCCCCAACTGATCTAATGTGGCACTTACTGCACTACGATCTTTTGTGTCGGCGATTTGTTGGCGAGCCGTTACCAAATCCGCCGGTTTAATGTTTAATATATTGGCGATTTCTTGGTCTGATACATTATAGTCTTGCCCAAATTTTATCAACCGATCCATGGGGATCGAAGAGTTGCCTTGGCTGTCTTTTACAGCTAATAAATTAAGAGATTGCGTTAAATCATAGGTTTTTAGTGCATTTGTTGTTGCATCTGCTTCGATTCCTAAAAGATCGCCCAATCCCGCCTCTGGATTCACTCCACTTTGGCGCAGTTGACTTGCGATTGCGCCAAGATTGTTTTTTACGAGGTCCGTAAATTCTGCTTCGGTTTTGCCGAAAAACCCCGCTAAATTGTCTTTTTCAATGCCGCGATTAATTGCCTCTTTTATTGCCTCGCTAAAATTAATTTGCTTGGTGTCAGGGTCTACTAAATTGTTAAATATTGTTCGGTCGCGTTCATACACTAACATATCGGTCGTCAAATCCGGGAATATCGACTTATATGCATCTGCAACATCGGTGTACGAAAGCTTTTGTGAATCCGCCCATTTGATAAGACCGGCTACATTTAATTCTTGAACTTGCTTACCATCAACAGTTTTAATAGTAATTAAATTTTTTGTATCATCTCTAATTTTTTTGTCTTCTAGTGTATTGGTTGTTTGATTTATAATAATTTCTGCTACATCGGGACGTATTCCTTGTTCTTCAGCAATTTGCCTTATTTCGTTTACTGTGGCTCCGTTAGACAACATATTTGTTACGGTGTTTCCAAAAAACTCCTCCATGGCTCGTTCATAATCGGCCATTGTTTTATTTACACCAAATGCTTTATTTATTAAAGCTAAAGACTCTTGCGGCGACCAATTATTATTAATTGACTCAATGATGACCCGGTCTGTCAACACTTTTGCATCGGGATTGTCAAAGGCAATTTTTGCTTTTAATTCATTTGCCCGGCGTGTTAATTCGTTTTCTTCAATTTCATCAAGGTACATATAACGAAATCGGTCAATTTCGTCTTGCGAGACTTCTGCGCCAAAAGCTTCAGACAAATCCCGTAACTCATATTGATTGGGATTTCTGCCAAGAATGTTTTGGAATAGCGCCCCTATGCCTTGTTCAGTACGCGCTTTTATTGCGTCTCGTTGGGCCGCTTCTTGTTGAGCAATTGCTATGCGCTGTCGCTCTGCTTCTTCGTTTGCTAACCTTTGTGCCTCTTGTCTATCAGCTTCTTGCTTGGCTTTTACATCATAATACCCAAGATTTTGCTGCATATATCTAATGTCAGACTCAGGAACACCGGCACGAAGTAATTGACCCTCGGTTACGCTTTGGCTAACAAACCAATCGGCCTTATTTTGCGGCGATAATGAAAACCAATTTGCTGGTAGATTTACACCTACACTTGCCGCTTTGTTTCGTGCGTCTTGTTGTTCTGCGGCCAATTTTTCGTCCGCAATTCTTTGCTGCTCGGCTCTTTCAGCGGCAGCTCTTGCATCAGCAATTCTTTGCTGCTCGGCTCTTACTTGGGTTTCATAAACATTCTTATCATATTCGGAATAAAACCCCGTGCCATCAAATGCATAGTGAGTGGGCGCATAGTACGAAACTGGTTCGTTATACGTTGGACCGGTATCGTAATAAGCATATGGGTCTGAATAAGGGGCAGGCGCAGGCGGCGAATAATTGTTTGCAAGCATCCAATTAATCGTAGCCGCATCCGTAATGGTTTGCAGCTCGTCAATTGTTGTTCCAGCCGCATTAAAGCGGCGAATTTTTTCCGCAGCGTCTTGTTGAAACCAATTCTCATCAAAAGTCGGAAGGGCCACTTACCATCTAGCAGTAACTGCCGCCCTTAGCCATTTTGACCATCTTGCCTTTGGTCTTGCCTTTCATGGCAACACCGTCTTTGCTAGGCGCAGCGGTTTTCACCGCTCCCATTTTAGTCATGCCACCGGCCTTCATACCCTTCATTTCAGCCATTTCATGTTTAATCATCGACTTAGGGGCTTTCTTGGCTTTCATAAACGCCACTTCTTTTTTCATCATCGCCTTGGGTTCTCCACCCATTTTGTAACCTTTCATTGCTTTCTGCTCCGCTATTCCAATAGCAATTGCTTGCTTGGGGTTAGTGACTTTTTGTCCAGAAGACGACTTTAATTTGCCTTCTTTGAACTCCTTCATGACTTTACCTACTTTATCCATTAAATATACTTCCCTCGGGTTTTTCCGCGTTGTGCAATACCATCAGCGCGTTTAGATGCAGAGCTTACTTTGCCGCCTTTACGCATATTAGTTGCGCCCGTATCTCCTGTTAATAAACGACGCCTATTTCTTTCAGGCATTCTTCCAGGTAACGATTTGAGCGGCTCCGCAGCGCCCTCAATTGGCTCCCCGCTTTTACTTTCAGTCAACAAACGACGGCGATTGCGCTCCGGGCTGCGTGTTAGTACATTTGGTTTTTTTGCCAGTTCCGCAGGCCCCATATATTTTTCTGCAACCGCTTTTGCTGGCGCAAGTCTTGAAGCCATTGCCGCGCCCGCGCCCTTTAACATTCTTAATGCAGGGCCACCAAGCAAACTTAATTCTGGACTAACGCGTTCCAAAGGCTTGTCTATTTCTTGCAAACGCTTAAGATTTGCTTCTGCTTGAGCTTGACGAGATGGTTGCGCTGGTGGTTTTGAAACAGAGGCTGGTTTTGCCGGAGGCTTTGCCGCTGGTTTTGCCGGAGGAATGGGTTTTCTTGAACCCATCCCTGGCGCAACGTCTAAACCCGTCATCGGAGGTCTTATGCTTGGCGTAAAATCTAAGGGAGAAGCCCCGCTACCTGTTTGATCCCGTGGTGGTGCTGGGGTTGGTGGTGGAGTTGGAGCCTGTTGTCTTGCAGCAGCAAGTCTTTTAAAACGCTCAATATCTGAAGTGTCTGAAATATCCGGGCTGCCACCAGACATAACAGGCTCTCCACTGCTATCTCTTACAATCTCGCCACTTGAATCTCTTAGCGGTTCCCGATCAATATCTAAATAAGCGCCCTCTTGGAAACGGCGCATCTTACGTTTTTTCATGACTATCCTTTCCGAGCAAGCGCATCAATCTTTGCTTCAAGCCGCTCAAAGCCTGCGTCAAAGCGTTGCATAATTTTTTCAAGGTCTGCGCGAACTTCTGCGCGAGTGATGTGGTCACGGGCTATTTCCTCTCGGGTTTTGTTTAATAAGACTTGGATTCTTTGTTGCTCATCGTGGAAGTTCTTGAGCATAAACATCACCAATCCTACTAAGACTGTCGTAATTAAGTTCCAAAGAATCATTGGGTCCATTAGCATTTCCACCTTTTGCGAGCCTGCCTAATCCGACTGTTTGGATCTTTGGCTGCTTCTGGGAATTGTTTCATTTGACCCGCCGACCTTGCACAAAACGATTTTCTTCGTGCGGCATCTTTGGGGCCGGGATTATCACTTGTTACCGCAGTCTTTAGTTTGCTACCTGGGTTCGCTGCGCGATAGGCTTTTACACCTTTCTCTGTCATCCCCGCGCCCTGCTTTGTCGGGCGGAAATTGCCAGACTTCACTGACGTAGCAATCCCCATGCCCTTCTTAGCCATAATAGATCTGCGCCGCAGCAATATTACTGGCGTAAGCATAAACCCCTGTTAAGGCTCTTACACCTTCGCTGGGGATAAGCGGAGCATTTTGAAAGACATCTGTGGTATCACACTCATAAGTCAATAACCAGCGCCCGACAGCATATACCGCTGCTGGCGATCCGGTGATCGTCCCCGTATTGATATCTGTCAGGGTAAACGTATTGGCATCAACCCGTGTGATCGTATACGTCCCATCAGTTGCCGTGCCACCTGTGCCAGTAGCAAAGTGAATACCAATAACATCGCCTGTGATTAATCCATGCGCTGTTTTTGTTACTGTCACCGTCGTACCTGAACGGCCATAAGTCACACTTGCAGATACCGCTGCCGCAGATGTATCAAACAAAACCAAGGTGCCTGCGCTTCCACTGCCATAAAACGAAACGCCTTTAACACGGACCGGACTCTTTACTAAGAAGCCCGATCCGTTGAGGTGCGCCTGTTTAACATCGGTTTGCATCCCCATGATGCGCCCCTATTAAGACGTTGCAAACGGTGTGGCTACTGTACCCGAACCAACGGCTACACCAGTGACCATGTACTTTAACGCCGCGATTGCAACAATCTGCACCCATGTGCCTGCAACGCCACCGGTGGTTGTACCGTTAAAGTTGATAAAGTCATCGTTTGCACCAGCACCAAACCCACGGGTTGCGTCTGTACTATCGCTGTCAATCGACAATACATAACCTACAAAACGGTCTGTTCCGTCTGTACCAATCTTCAACGAAGACGTAGAAATCGTGGTCGGAACCCAAATGGTGTAAACAACACCTTCGTTGTTTGCCGTATTAGGGTCATTGCCCGGACCGGATGAAGAATCATTCGCCGAGGTGTTAATCGTCGGTAACGTAAGAACCACATTAGATGCTAGTGAACCACCTACAGAAATAATCCTGCCGCCATGAGCCAGCGGCGTAAGTGTGGTACTCGTTGAGATTTCTACAATGGTGGACGGGCCTTGCTGATAAATGCCGCCCAGTGAACGGATAGGACCGTCAAAGGTAGTGATTGCCATGTTAACTCCGCGTAGTAGCGCATCCCCATACCGTCTCTACTAAGTCTGCTAGGTCAGTCGGTACAGGTAAAAATCCTAGTGCCTCTTTGTATCAGTTTGTGGGGTGGGTGTCAATGAGCTTATTGGCTTTACGCAGGTTTTCCTCTTGCGTCATCACACGAAGATTCCATGGCACATGTAGGCCGCATACGTTTTCACCAAACAATGGTATTTCGTGATCTACCGCGTATTTGACTCCGGTTGCTTTGGTCATTTCTAAGGCCAGCCGGTATTTCAAACGTATCTCCATACGATCTTTTTCAGTAAGCCATTTAGGTGTTGCTTGCCTAAATCTACGCCTACGCATATTTACGAATTCTTTGTATAACTCTGGCTTTCGTTCTTTATAAGCGGCTTTGTATTGACTTACCTTGTTTTTATTTCTAGTTCTTGCTTTGGCAATTACGGCATCTTTGTTGGCTTCGTAGTACTTGCGCTTAGCTTTCTGGCCGGCGTCTGATTTGTTGTATTCGCGGAAGTATTCGGCTCGCGTTTCATTCGCCTTCTCCCATTCAACCTTTAAGCACTCAACGCATGAGCCTTTAGTCTTGCGTGGCGCTATGTGGCCGTGCTTGCATGGCTCGCCTGTGAAGTAATACTTGGCACCAGTTGCCATAGCCTCTTGGCGTGTTTTGGGTAGGTTTGTAGTGTCCATGTCTTCTCCTGTGTTTGACACAGTGAATTATAGGACAAACAAAAGGGGGCCGTCAAGCCCCCTCTTGATGTAGCAAAACGCTTGTAACTATGCGCCCTGACTACCAAAAATGCCCAACGGGTCGCTCACTCCGAATGAGTAGCGTTCACGGGCTTTGTAGCGCACGTTACCGGTATCGAAATCCCCGTCCATTCCAGTCTGCATGGGTGTCCGCACGAAGTGCTTCAAACCGTTGGGTACATCCGTGGTCAGGAACCAGCCGTTGGTGTCGGTCAAGAAGTGGTTGATCGTGTAGCCTTCAGGAATGCTTCCGTTGTTCTTCAACGCGTTGATGTCGTTGTTGTTGGTGCTGACACGAAGTTCAGTTTCCAACAGACGAGTCGCAACGAATTGAAGATTTGAAGGAACAATCAACTTGCGAGGACGTGCTGCAATTAACAGGCCGCGCTCATCGGTCCAGCCCGCAATTTGAATGACGGCGTTCTCAAGAGAAGTCTCATTCAAGTCAGCCTGGGTAGAAGGCGTGTTGCTGTTGGTGCCGCCTGAAACAAGAGGATGTGCTGTAGAGAACAGAGGCTGTCCATCACCATAAGTTACGGTAGATGCCCATCCGTTGTTCAATACAGCCGCTGCTTTTACCTGCTTCGTATATGCCATGGCGCGTGCGAGTGCCTTGGTATAACGTGAGCTAAGACTATCGTACAGGTTGTCTTCAATCGCCTCTTCGGTGATTGAAAAGCCCATAGCAATCGTCTCATGGGTGTAGCGAGCCGTCCAAGCTTCTTGCGCGTTGTCGTATGCAATCGCAGAACCTTCGTTCTTTACGGGTGCAGCCGAAAATCCTGACAGCTTGGTTTCCTCTTCGAATGAACGCTCAGAGGTCTCGGTTTCGTAGATCTCTTTGTGTTCTTCACCATAACGTGCATACTCCAAACCGAACAAAGCGTTCAAGCCAGGGAGCAGCTCTTTCAGTAGTTGTGCGCGTGAAATAGCCATTTAAGTTTCCCCTTACAGTCCGACTGGGTTGTTGTACGCATGACCTCCAGTCACCACGCCAGTTGCCTGCACGACATACGGTGCATTGAACTTGACGATAATTTCTGGGTAGTACAGCGTGCCGCTATAGGTAAATGCCGTATCAGGCACCACGTCAATGACTCGCAATGGCAGAGTCTGGGTTGTTGCCCCAGAAGCAATGTCCACTGCATAACGCGAATCTTTGGTCGTTGTGTTCAGGGTATTTGCAACCATGGACACGTTGAGACCAACATCGGTATAGGTAAAGCCTGACGTTGTTGAAACAACCGTGGTTCCGCTTACACCGCAGACCTGGAACAACTGATCTGGATCTTCGCAGATGTAGGCAATAATGTTGGTATTGCTTGCAACTGCTGTGCCGGAAATCCAAGCCTGTGAAAAGGTTGGTTGACCTGTTACGGATGAAACAAACGTCACGCCCATGAACACACCAGCAAAACCAGTGGTCGGGGCAGCAGTCGTTTCGGTACAAACAACCACACAACCGTTAGTATCAAACTTTACAGGATCACCAAAGCCAATTGAACTGGCGCTGGAGTTTACAATCCGGCGCTGGCGAGTGGCTCCGGCAAATACCTGACCGCCGATCAAATTGATCGGACGCAGTCCATAAGGACCTGAAATCGTCGGGTAAGCCATGTTTAACTCCTAAAAATTATCTTTTGCCAAAACGAACCTCAGAGCGCCGGTCATTAAACAACGGCATCCTTGGGTCGTTCTCTCTCATAAAGTTGTTGTCTACACTCTGCATCCACTCATTGGCCTGTTTCAAGTAATGGTTATTACGTTGTTCAGTCATTTCCGTGGGCGCTCGGCATAACATCAATCCACCAATTTCAATGTTGCCGGTCTTAGGTCCGGTTGCGAGCATGGCTCGGGTTACCTCAGGATAATCTTCCCATTTGCAGGGTTCAAATCCATCTTGATAACGGGTGGCTACATTTCGTGCGTCTGACTTTTCATATACAGAAACTCTAACCCAACGATGTCTCCATCCGTCACGCGGAAGGGGGTCAGGCAATGAGCTTGGCGGCTTCCATAGTTTAGGACGCTCCGATGTTTCACGGGTTTCACGGCTCATATCTTTCCTTCCATGCGTAATTTAGCAACTTGCTCGGCATAATCTTTAAGCGGCACTCCAAGCCTTTTGGCTGTATTAGCCTCTGACTGCGTCAGTTTCAGTTTTTTAGGTGGCGAACTGCGCGTTGCCGGGGCAACCACCGAAGCAGGACGTTTAGTTTCTTCTTTTGGCCCATCCTGAATGCCAAAATACTCTGGGAATTTTTCCCTTACGCGAGAGTTGATTCTCTCGTAATACTCATCGGTCAATGCATATTGATCGCCACGTTCCCGAGTCAGCTTTTTATGCAGGCCCATGGCAAAAAATGTCATCTCATCATCAACCCCAGGTTGTCCTGATTGACCGAACCACGGATTTTGGTTTTTCCAGCTCTCGGCGCGACGGTCTACAGGAACCTCTTGTTGCGGATTATAGACAGGTGTTTGTGTCGGTGGCAACTGTTGTGGTTTAAATCCCTTGACGCGATCTGATTTGAACATTGCTACATTCAAAGCTTTCTGCGCTTTTAAGATTTTTTCGCTGTCTTGGCTATCTAAGGCTTCTTTAAACGCACGCTCGGCTTCGGTTAATTCTTTTTCCGTTGCAAACTGCATGGTTTTGATTAACGTGGACTCTCCCGTAGAAAGCTTTTCTTTAAGCTGAGAGTTCTCCTCTGCAATTTGTTTGGCATAAGCAATTGCCGCTTCACGTTCACGTTGCGCCTCCTCTTTGGCGCGACGCTCGTCATGGTATCCATGCTTTAAATGCTGAATACGTTTTTTGACATTCTCAGAATACTGACGGATTTCTTCGTCGGGAATTTCTGATGGATCAGTCTTTAACGGCGTTGCATTTTTATCCGCCTCGGGGCGGTCATCAACAATCTCAACGTCCTCGCCCTCAACTTCTACTTCAATGTGATCTTCGTTTTCCATGAACACTCCTTTATGCGCGGCTATATCCGCGTGGGTCTTCGACAACACCTTCTACCGTGTCGTCATTAATTAAACGAAACTCTCGATTGTGAATCTTGAATCTCGTTCCTGAATATGCTCGAACTAATACAAAATCACCCTCCTTGCACCACGGACCTGTGGGGAACTTGTCTTTGTCCTTGTAACAATCCGGCCCTTGTTTGATGACAAACAACACTACCGTGCTGAACTCCTCAATCTTTGCTAAAGCATCGGGCTTTAAAATGCCATTAGTAAACTTGTCTTCTACCTCTGGCAGCGCACACAACATTCGATAGCCCGTGGGTTCGGGCAATTGCGCGGCCTGTTCTTGCGTGACCTCAGTCATCGTGATCCTTTAATCTGTTGGCAAGGTCTTCATTGAATCGCCTTGCAATCAGCAGACCTTGAATCTGACCGCAGACGAATTTGTATTCCTCAAAAGATTTCATGCTTCCCTGAGAAAGTTGGTCCTCTAAGTAACGAATCTGTTTTTTCAACTCTAAATCCAAGGCTTCATAAAACTCCATCACACACCCCGCATCTTCTCTCTTTGGATTTCAACTGCTTTATCCACCATCTTTGCCGCAAGATTTTGTTCGGCTATTGCGTTTTGACTTGCAATCCTTTGCTGCTCTAGCCTCACCTTGTCTTGCTGCGCTTGCATCTTCAACTGCAACTCAGCCTGATCCATCGCGGCTTCTCTTTGCTCTCTTTGCGCTCGCAACTGCAATTCAGCTTGCTGCATCTGCACCACTGGATCCTGTGCCTGCTGTTGTGCTTGCTGCTGTTGTGCTTGACTCTGATGGACTTGCAACAACTGCTGCGCCCCTTTCGCCACCAACCTCGACAACTCAACTTCAAAGTCTTCAGGTAGTGGTTCATCGGGAGGCGGAAGCGGAACCCCTAGTTGCTCCTCCAGTTGTTTCCTATATAAGAACCCTAAATGCTCATTCACATGAGCCATCGCCGCCGCCATCATCTGACCCGCCATTGGGTTTTGCTGCATCATCTGTCTTAACATCGGGTCTTGCAACGCAGCCATATGAACCGCTAAATGGGCCTCATGATCCTGATACATAAATGCTTTTACAGGCTGCATATTTAGTATTGACATATTCTCAGATACCGGATCTCTGGGATTTTGATTCTTCGCAGCAGGAATTAATTTATCAATATCCTTGATTCCTAATACCCCAAGCATTCTTTTGTGTAACTCCGGCATATCATAGATTTGCGGAGCTTGTGCGGCTAATTGTAAAACCGCTTGGTACTGCGTCACTCTTTGGGCTAAGGTCGTTGCGTTTGGATCTGATACTGGTATCACATCCACATGGTCATAATCCGATTGCTTGACCATTCGTCCCATCGGCGAATCTACGTCATATGCATATTCTTCTGGTGTGTAATCCCTAATAATCGCGGCAAGTAATTTAAACTCTTGCCGCATGGAATAATGCAATCGCGCCTGAACCGCAGACATGACTTTTAGCGTTCTTTCTAATACAGCTAACGTCGTACCTACCGGTGTATTTGCTGACAAATCAGATATTTGCATATCGGCTGTGGCGGCAAACCTTCTGCCTTCTTCCACAATCTTTTGCAGCAACATGAATAATACTTGGCTTGGTTCTTTATAAGGCAACGGCAATATGTTGTCTCTTATAGAACCCGATGGCACATCGACATCTCTAAACTCACCTGGACTAATCGGCGTATCGTCGCCCTTAACTCTTAGTCCACGGGATTTTAATCCACCAGGCAAATTTGATAATGTGCCTGCGTCTACTAATTGTCTGATTAATGAAGTTCCCGATTTTGCAAACGCTCCCACTAAATGTATAAGCCCGAATCCATAAAACCCAAATCCGGGTATATAAATATAATGCGTATAATGCATCCGCTTTAATTTCAATGGATCATCGGCATACCAGTTTCTACGAATCGCTAATATCTTGCCTGTGCCTTTGTCTATCGTTACCACATAAGGAAGTGCAATCTCAGTCGGGCCGTCTTTGTCGCTATCTTCAAATCCGGGTAGATCTAAATCCACGCACATCTCAAGAATGCGATACCGATCATCCATCGTGGCGCTTATGCCTTGCTCTTCGGCTTTGCGCTTTTCAATATCATCTAGCGTCGTGGTTGGCTCACCCAGTTCAACATCACGCCAAATCCCTGCGTGTTGTAACTTACGCACCTCATTCTTGGTCTTCCGCATCACTTGTGTAATGCGTGGGGATGACCTTAGATCACTTGCTCCATAAGGCACCACAATATCTTCCGCCGGGACGAACATGGATACCTGTCTTCCTAAAGAAGGATCGTAGTAAACCTTCTTAAATGCTGACCCTGCTAAGGCTAGCGACCAAAGCATCTTTTCATGCTCGGGTCTGTACTCAGGCATCTGTTCCGTCAAGCGCCAGTTCATGTCATCTTTAACACGTTCCGCTGCTTCTTCTTTGTCTTGCGTAAGCTTTCCTATGATTTGAGTCTTTACCGGCCCGGACGCAGGAAATGTCTCCATAATGCTTTCGGCCTGGAACCTTACCGCTGCTTCGGATAACAAGGGATAAAACACACCACAAGCCCCAGGCCATGGTTCTGTACGATCTTCGTACTTCAAACCAAGAAGCTTCAAGCCATCAATATAAGTATCAACCCACTCTTTTCTTGAGGACTGATCCGTTTCAAAGTCTTCTAGCAAGTCACTTGCAATGGATGAAAGCTCTCTTTCATCTAAATATTCAGCAAGATTTGCATCAAAGTCTTCGGGCGACTCGCGCTCCGGCTCTAATGTCACTTCAATCCCATCCATGCCAATCGTGACACTGTCTGGATTTTCAATTTCAATCTCTATGGCTTCTTCATCTTCCATCGCTAAACCAAGCGGTGCGCGATACAGTGCGGGTTCCATTGCCATCATTGTTCCTAGTAATAAGCCATTTTTCGATGAAATACAGGCTCTCGGTCTTCGTCATCCGACTGAAGACTCAAAAACCCACCAGTTCTGAACCTTAAAAGTGCTTGTGTCATGCTATCCACAAGGTCATCGTGCTCTCCCGCAGGAAAAGCCGCAACTTCTTCAATCAATTCATCCGCGAATTTTCTTTCCGGCACCCAAATTCTGCCTGAAGCAAACAAATCTGCCACAGCATTCAACCGAACCACCTTGTCATTGCCTTTCGTCGGAGTAAATTCACTTACGGGAATGCCCATTTTTCTCAATTCAAAGATCAATGGACTGCCAGCGGCCTTGGCTTCGACTAAAAACACATCCGGCTTCCAGTCCATATAAGTCTCATAAGCCTTCTGTTTTAATTCGGGAAACTCATATCGGTCTTTAAAAGCATCCAAAAGTATAATATTCGTATTTCCTTCTTCGGATGTCCATATCCCCCAAGTCGTACACGCCGAATAATCCGCTCTTTGGCTTTTCAAAAACGCCGTATCCCAACTTTGAATCACAAAATCACATGGCGG